GTCAAATGAAACCCCAAATCGATTTCAACTTCGACAGTATCACCGTCAATAACTCTTTTAATGTTTTTTACTTTGTAGTCGTACATTTCTTTGCTCCTTTTTTCCAAACTCTACGAATTGAAGAACGAACTTCTGGTGGTTGAAGTTTGCTCCTGACGTTTCTGTTTTCATTAAAAAAACCATCATTGGTCAGGAGACGAATGATGATTATGATCGGAAGAATTAGTTTCTTCATTATCCCAGATAAGAACTTTATAGATTACCCAAGCCGTTCCAACTAAACCGACTGAAAGAAGAATAATAACAGACCAAACAACATCTCCACCAGTTAATGTATTCATTTTTTATGTTTTAGTGAATCAGCAATACCTAAAATAGAACCAGAAATTGAATATAATTCTTGAATGTAACTTGTTTTATCAAATTCCTCAAGAGAACTGTATTCCCCAAAAGTTCTTTCGATATTTATGGCAGATTGTAATAATTCTTTTAAAAGATTTTCTTCTTTTGAGGTGATTGCATCACCTACAACGTCTGGAAAAACATCAGCAACATATGCCATTCTTGCACATGTTTGATGGGGATATTCGTTTTTATTTAAATGAATTGCTATATCTTCTACAATACTTCCAAGATCATAAGTCCATTCTGCAATTTCTTTCCTTCTTTTGGAATTGAAGAATTTATCTTTAAGACCTTTTAATGAAGAACCGATAGAAATTAAAATACCAATTGCTTCTAATGTTTCAATTATCATGGTCTTAAATAAACTTACTTTTTCTTACCACCGTTTTTTGCTTTTCTAGCAGTCGCATTTCCAGAATTTTGTTTTGACTGCTTTCCGCCAGCAGATCCTTTTTTTCCTTTGTTTGCTGACTTTGCCATTGTTCTATATTTTATTGGATATAATATTTATTTTAAAAATTTTTTCTCCTTTCATTTAAGTAATTTAATATCTCTTCTCTCCATTCCATCAACTCGTAAAAACATTCTTGTTCGTGAGCATCACTTCTCAACTCGTTGTCTGGTTTTATTACACTCTCAATGAAAAGGCATAGTGCTTTTACTTGTTTTTCTTCTTTTGACTCCATGTTCCCCTTGGATGTGGTATAGTATGTAGGTCGGTCAAGGGACCACCCCTCAATCAAAACGAAATTGGGGGTTGACAGAGGTTTCGATTTCTGTTATGATAAATACATCAACTGGTTAAGAAATGTTACCATTGATTAACGAGTTGTTACACTCCCATTAACCGAGACCTATGGGGAGTATAAATTACGTCTCTCATATCCCCGCTGAGGGTGCGGGGAGCATAGTAACTCCACCATTTCCCTGATGGCATTACTACTTTTTTAAAAAAAATGACTGCTACTATTTCACAACAACGACAATCGAATACCTGGGAACAGTTCTGCAATTGGATCACTTCTACCGATAACCGCATTTATGTGGGTTGGTTCGGAGTCCTTATGATCCCTTGTTTGCTTGCTGCAACTACTTGCTTCATCATCGCATTCATCGGTGCTCCTCCTGTGGACATTGATGGTATCCGTGAACCCGTTGCTGGTTCTTTGATGTACGGAAACAACATCATCTCTGGTGCCGTTGTTCCTTCTTCTAATGCGATTGGTCTTCACTTTTATCCCATCTGGGAGGCTGCATCACTTGATGAGTGGCTTTATAACGGTGGACCTTTCCAACTTGTTGTATTTCACTTCCTCATTGGCATCTATGCTTATATGGGACGTGAATGGGAACTTTCTTACCGTCTAGGTATGCGTCCTTGGATCTGCGTTGCTTACAGTGCTCCTGTTGCTGCTGCTTCTGCTGTATTCCTGGTCTATCCTTTCGGTCAAGGTTCTTTCTCTGATGCGATGCCTTTGGGTATCTCTGGCACCTTCAACTACATGCTTGTCTTCCAAGCAGAACACAATATCCTTATGCACCCCTTCCACATGCTTGGAGTTGCTGGTGTGTTCGGTGGTTCACTCTTCAGTGCTATGCACGGTTCACTGGTGACTTCTTCACTGGTTCGTGAAACTACTGAGAACGAGTCACAGAACTATGGATACAAGTTCGGTCAAGAAGAAGAGACCTACAACATCGTTGCTGCTCACGGGTATTTTGGTCGTCTGATTTTCCAATATGCCTCGTTCAACAACTCTCGTTCACTGCACTTCTTCCTCGCTGCTTGGCCTGTTGTAGGCATCTGGTTCACTGCTCTTGGTGTTTCCACGATGGCATTTAACCTCAATGGTTTCAACTTCAACCAGAGCATCATTGATGGTCAGGGTCGTGTGCTCAACACTTGGGCAGACGTTCTGAACCGTGCTGGACTCGGAATGGAGGTGATGCACGAAAGGAACGCACACAATTTCCCTCTGGACCTTGCTGCTGCTGAGTCAACTCCTGTTGCTCTCACTGCACCTGCCATTGGTTGATATAAAACTGAATAACTGATATAATTAAGAGGGTATAACAACCCTCTTTTTTTATGTCTCATAATCCTCAACACGAACCTATGGAACCCTGGGTAATCTGGGCAGGCATAGGTATGATGGTATTTACGGTCCTTGTGTTTGTCTTGTTCACTCTCGGTCAGATCTATTGGGGATGAGCACTAATACCCATTGACTTCTTTGTTAAGAAGTGTTAACATAAATATGTTAAATCAATGAGGAGGTTATGGTTTCATCAACGCTCACACAACAAACTTCACAACGAGGATGGTTCGATGTCTTGGATGACTGGCTTAAACGAGATCGTTTTGTCTTTGTGGGTTGGTCTGGATTACTTCTTTTTCCCACTGCTTATTTGGCCCTTGGTGGCTGGCTTACTGGGACAACGTTTGTTACAAGCTGGTACACCCACGGGCTGGCGTCTTCTTACCTTGAGGGCGCTAATTTCCTCACGGCGGCTGTGTCAACGCCTGCTGATGCTATGGGTCATTCTCTTCTTCTACTTTGGGGTCCTGAGTCTCAAGGGGATTTCGTCAGGTGGTGCCAACTTGGGGGACTCTGGCCTTTTGTGGCACTCCACGGGGCTTTCGCTCTAATTGGATTCATGCTTCGTCAGTTTGAGATTGCTCGTCTTGTAGGCATTCGTCCTTACAATGCAATCGCATTCTCTGGTCCTATCGCTGTATTCGTTTCTGTATTCCTGATGTATCCACTGGGTCAATCCAGTTGGTTCTTTGCTCCTTCTTTTGGTGTGGCAGCAATCTTCAGGTTCCTTCTGTTCCTTCAGGGTTTCCACAACTGGACTCTCAACCCCTTCCATATGATGGGAGTTGCTGGTATACTGGGAGGTGCCCTGCTATGTGCAATTCACGGTGCAACAGTCGAAAACACCCTCTTTGAAGACGGTGAGCAAGCAAACACCTTCAAGGCGTTTGAACCTACCCAAGAAGAGGAAACTTATTCAATGGTTACTGCCAATAGATTTTGGTCTCAGATTTTTGGAATTGCTTTTAGCAATAAGCGTTGGCTTCACTTCTTTATGCTATTCGTTCCTGTCATGGGTCTTTGGACTAGTAGTATTGGTATTATCGGTCTTGCTCTCAATCTACGAGCATATGATTTCGTATCGCAAGAGATTAGAGCAGCAGAGGATCCAGAATTTGAAACCTTTTACACCAAGAACATTCTTCTAAATGAAGGACTTCGTGCTTGGATGGCACCGACAGACCAACCTCATGAGAACTTTGTGTTCCCTGAGGAGGTCTTGCCAAGAGGCAATGCTTTGTGATATACTTGGGAGTCTTCGGACTCCTTTTTTTATGCTGGATTTCATGGATGAGTATTGGAAAATTGTGGGTTCCGAACAAGGAACCCAAAAAATAAGGCAGAATAAACATTTTGAACCACTGACAAATCTTCTTATGGATAAAATTCCTGGAGGAGTACCAGAAGATAAAGTTCCTGTTAAATATCGGCCATGGAAAAAATGGGACATTAATTATCCAAAAATTAAAACTGCAATTGAATATAAAAGTATCACATCTAAAAGTATAGAAAAATGTAAATACTTGAGGGTGGAAGAGGCATTAGGTTCTGCCGTTGATGTTAAAAGTCATGATAAGAATTATAGGTTGGGATTCTTATTAGTATTTGCTTTTTCTGAAGTAAATGACAGAGTAGAAAAGGCAAGAGATTATATGGTAAAAACCTTTGAGCAAATGGTGGAAGATAAAGTTTATGATTTCTTTTGTCCTCTGCAAACAAATGCTATAGGAAATCATGAAGAATTGTCTGATAAACATACATTTAAAAAATTCTTGGAGGAGATTGTTCCACTATGTTAATCATACTAGCGGTTTTTATTCTTTTTGGTATTTTTATGTTTGTACTTTCCATTTCTGAGGATTTGTAATATTATAAGTATAATATAAAGGACATATTCTTATGAAACTCTGGATGTTGTGTAATCGTCTCACAAAAGAAACTTATGAAAGAGACCGATTCATTGAAGAAGCAAATAATTGTGGCATAGATTTTTCTGTCGTTTATGCCGATGAACTTGATTTGATTGTATCAAGGGATGATCGTAAATCAATTCGATATTGTAATGATGCTGTTGCCTTGCCCGATGTTCTTCTTGCTCGTACTGGAAGTAGCACTGGATATTATAATCTCTCAGTTCTTCGCCAGTTTGAAAGATTGAATGTACCTACTCTACCAAACTCAAATGCAATTGAAGCAGCAAAGGATAAGATGTATGCAATGCAGATCTTTGGTCAGGCAGGACTTCCAATTCCAAAAACAATGCTTACAAGATTTCCATGTAAGAGTGAATTAGTAGAGAAGCAAGTTGGATTTCCATGTGTCATGAAAGTAGTGACTGGATCTCATGGTGCTGGAGTTTATCTTTGCGAAAATGCAAAACAATTTGAAGATCTTTCTGAACTTATTTCAACGATTGATTTTAAAAGTTCAATGATTGTTCAAGAGTATGTTGAACAATCAAAGGGAAAGGACATTCGTGTTATTGTTGTTGGGGGTAGAGTTATTGGTGCTATGCAAAGAAAATCTATTGATGGATCTTTTAAAGCAAATATTTCCCGTGGTGGAGTCGGTGAGGAGATTGAAGTTGATGATCAAATGGAACTCCTTGCAATTCAGGTAGCAAAGGTATTGGATCTAGATATTGCTGGCGTAGATCTTTTATTCCATGAAGATGGGTATAGAATTTGTGAAGCAAATTCTGCTCCAGGATTTAGGGGATTTGAAGAAGCTTTGGAAATTAATGTCCCACAAAAGATTTTTGATTATGCTAGAATGAGATCTAAGTAATTTCTATTAGGATTCCCTAACTTTTTTTTGATTTTTTTTAAGACTTTATACTATATACTGGTGATGAGTCTTTTTACTTATTAACTGTTCTTTTTGGGAATCTTCAATGTCCAATAATCTGGCACTAAGCACATTCATTACATTTTTTTTAATTATATTTTTCTTAGTTTGGGGATTGAAAAACGCTTATCCAAGTTAAATAAATATATCAAATTAATAAAGTGACTTTACAATGAGTGAAGAAATTAAAGTCTTATTTTTTGCTTCGGATAAAGAAAAAATATGGGAAAGTGATTACATAATTAACACTTTAATACCTAACAAATATACTAAAATAGCCGCATATTCAGATGATATGGAAACAATGTCCCAGATAGGATTCTGGGATATTTTTGTTTTTAATTGTAGGAAACATAAATTTAATGATATTTTGGATGTTGTGAAATCATTAAATCCAAAAATCATAATTCAGTTATCTGATGAATATAAAGAAGAAGATTTAAACCATTTTAATATTCTTGCCAAATATTGTAACCTGTACCTCAGAGAATATCACCATAAAGGTTATACTTATCTAGATAACACAATTCATATTCCATTGGGTTATACTAATAACGCTGGTTTGGAATTTATGGATATACTTCCAGAAGGACTGAATAAACCACCGAGAACTGTAGATAAAAAATATAATTGGGCTTGGGTTGGAGAGATAAAGCAAGATAGATGGGATATGCTCCAACTATTTTCAAACATACCATTTCAATCATATGGGTTGCAAGTTTTGAAAGATGATATGATTGAAAGATATTTGAATGCAAATTTTGTCCCCTGTGGCAGAGGAAATAGTACTTTAGACTGTTATAGACTATACGAAGCAAGTCAGTGTGGTGCTATTCCTTGTCTTGTTGGGACACAAGATGAGATAGAATTAACTTTCAAGTATGAAAAAAATCCCCCATGGATATTTGGATCTTCATGGCATGATGTTGTGCATAAAGTAAGATCTTTACTCTTTAATAAAAACAAATTGCAAAAGCAACAAGATGAATTAGTTGAATGGTGGAAAAATCGAGTTGGGGAAATTAGAGATAAAGTTGATGAATGCCTACAAAAATCTGAAAGAAAAAACATTTCAACTATTGGGGAGGAAAAAATGATTCAGCATTATTGGCAAAATGATGAAATTTTTGGAGAAAATTGGTTTTCCTATCCAAATCTATATAAAGATATTGTTAAATCTGCAGAAGATGGTGATATTTTTGTTGAGGTTGGTTCTTGGAAGGGGAGATCAACTTCTTGCTTGGCAGTAGAAATAGCAAATTCCAAAAAAGATATTACTCTTTATGCAGTAGATACCTGGGAAGGTAGTGTAGAGCATATGGAAAGTGCTGAAAAAGAATCTTTACCGACATTATATGAAACATTTTTGAGAAATATGGTTCCAGTGGAAGAATATTATCTCCCATTAAAATTAACTTCAACTGAAGCGTCTAAAAAATTTAAAGACGGAACTTTGAAATTTGTATTTCTAGATGCTTCTCATGAATATGAAGATGTAAAAAGAGATATAGAAGACTGGATGCCAAAAGTAAAACCGGGAGGAATTTTAGCAGGACATGATTATTACCCAGAAGATCAGTACGATTGGTTTCCTGGAGTGAAAAAAGCAGTTAATGAAACTATTGAAGATTTTGAACAAAGTGAACTTTGCTTTATTCATCAATTACCAAAAGACGAAAAATATAAATTTGAAAATTTTCCATCTGTAAATTATATAAGTGTAAAAGAATGTGAAGAAAGAAGAGAACTTCTTCATAAAAAATTTGAAGATCATGGAATAGAAAAATTTACCCCTCACATATATGAAAGATATAAAGAAGGAGATTGTATCATTGAATCAAAATTACTTCATAGATTAAATATTGGAAGTTATGGACCTGTTACTTCTCATTTAAAAACTATAAGAACATGGTATGAAACTACCGATGAACCTTACACTATAATTTGCGAAGATGATTTGGGGTTTCAAACTGTAAAATATTGGAAGTTTACTTGGGATGAATTTTTTAATTCACTTCCAGATGATTGGGGATGCGTACAATTGGGTATTCTTAGAGAAGATTATCACATGTTTGATGTTGGGTTTAGAAATAGATGTTGGTGTGATTGGTCTGGAGTTGCTTATTTAATAAGTAGAGAACATGCTGAAAAATTAATAGAAGCATACTACAAAGATGATATTTTTACTTTAGATTATGTGGGTATGGATAATCTAGTTAGACCAGAATGGGCTAGAATTCCAGTCATTGAAACAATAGTTTATTCTAATGTAACAAGTGTTTATTGTTGCCCATTATTTGTTGAGGATATTCAAAATTGTAAAGCAAGTTATTTTAATTCTGCTGGAATTAGAAATGGTGATGTTAACTGGGCTCACGTAGACTCTTTTAATAATACTTTGGATTTCTGGAGAAAAACTGGAAAATATGAAAGTCCAATTGAATTAAGACGTATTTGATATTTTTTGCTTTGTGTGCTAAGATGAGAACTGGATTTATGACTATTATGAAATTCACAGTATATTCAAAAACAGGATGTCCTTATTGCGATAAGATTAGAAAAGTTCTTGAACTTTCTAATCAAGAACATACAATTAAAACCTTAGATGAAGATTTCACTATTGGTGAATATGTTTCCATGTTTAGTTCACAAACTCCTTTTCCTCAAATAATCTTACATGACTCTGTTGGTGATGTTTATCTCGGGGGATGTATAGAAACTGTTAAATTTTTAAGACAACAAAATATAATTACATGATTTTATGAGTCGAAACCATAAAAGAAATAGTCTAAATAAATCAGAACCACATATAAATCGTGGTTTTGAATTGATGTTACGACAGAATAGTAGAAGGGAGGAACTACCAGAACCAAAAACATTTTCATTTTGTTTTGGTAAAATGATCTCTCTTTTTAAGCGGGAGATTCACATAGATTTCAGTTTTAATCTGAATGTCAAAAAAATAAATCTCTAGGGGGGGAAGGATCATGGAAGCAACACCCTTTATCGTAGCATTTTCGGTAATGATGACCTTAATGTTTTTTGTCCTTGGGGGTTTGATTGGGTGGAATGCAAAACAATATCTAGACACTAAAATTTTTAAATTACCTTATAATATTCACCCAGAATGTCTAGATGAAAATGGTGAATTTATACCTGATAAAATTGTATCTTTGAGAGTTGATAACTATGGCGACTACTACGAAAACTACGAATACGACGAAGAGGACGACGAAGACCGAGAATGATTCTTGGACTATTCCTCAACTTCAACCAAATCCATTCATGCATGAAATTCTTTCTGCGGTATCTAAGCAGAGGACGAATGGAAGAAAGATTGAGGTTCTTCAAGCATATAAAAATCCAGCATTAATTACTATTCTGATTATGAATTTTGATCAGAGTGTTCGTTCTGTATTACCTCCAGGTGATGTTCCTTATGCGGATACAGATGAGCAAACCTCAGTTGGTGGAAACTTAACTGATCTGATTAATAGTAAAGCAAAGAATGATGGACTTAAGAGCAGTGGTTATTATGGAACTGAGGATTTTGTAGAAGAAAAAAATAAAACCTCTATCCGTAAAGAGTATCAAAACTTTTATATTTTTTGTGAAGGTGGAAACAATAGAGTTTCTAAATTAAGAAAAGAAACCATGTATATCAATATGCTCCGTGGACTTCATCCTCTTGAGGCGGAAATTATGGTTCTTATTAAGGATAAAAGACTTCAAGATAAATATAAAATAACACAAGAACTTGTTTCTCAGGCATATCCAGAAATTACATGGGGTGGCAGAGGACCTGGTAATTGATAATATATTGAGGTATATTAAATGACAGACGGTTGGTCTTCAGACGAAAAACAAAATCTACCTCCAAAATATGGATGCCGCATTCTTTTGGAACGGGCAACAATGGATCAACTTAAAGATAAATCTTGGCCAAATAATGCTTATATTATAAGATATAGACTTGATGGACAAGTTTATAGAGATTTATGTCAAGGTACAAGATCTAAAGTGTTTGATCTTTATTATGATAAATTTGGTAAGGAAGTGATCGAACATATTGATTGGGGATATGGGACAGTAAGTCCAAAAATGTGGGGATATCAATCCAAAAATAAAGATGAGAATAAGAAAAAATGAGTGGATTTAAAAAAGAGTCTGAATTAGAGCAGAAATTGAACTCGATTATAAGAGAAGATGAGGTGGCAAAACTCATTAAAAAATATAAAAAACTTAGAAAATTTAGAAAATCTAATCTACACGTAGTTAATAAGATTGATGGAAGAAAAGATATCATTCAAGAATTGATGGATGAATATTTAAAAGATAAAGAAATTTAAAAATGTATCACATTATACAACTTGACATCAATAAATATTTTTGGTATGATATACCAGTCGTTCATTCGCTATTCGCAAATAGCGAACGCAAGTAAGCCGACTCGGAACGGATCGTTCATCTATGGAAGCACTCATACTAACTTGCTTACAAGCACAATTGATAGTTTCTAGGGTAAATGCTCATCCCCTACCAAAACAAATTAAAAATGATTTGGTTTGGGAAGTAAAGCAAATATCTCCAAAGGAGTGTAAAATAGACGCAAAAGCCGACTGAAGGAACGGGATTACAACAGTAAACCTTATTACTTTAGGAGTATTATTATGACTGTCGCAACAAAAACAACTAATGTTTTTAATGCTCTTCAATTGATTAAAGAGAAGAAACAAAAAGAAGAGAAGTTACATAAAGCACAACTCTGCATGGCAGGACACTGCGAGGTATCAAAAAAATGAACTGGTTCAATCAAAAAAAGTAAATAATTCGTTATGCGAAGTGTCCGATAATAACGTTAGATATCATTACATTCAATTTGATGACCGAAAACCAGCTTGTTATCTATGCACTTACAGGGGAGTAAAATATTGGTCATGTTATGAAATTACAATGATCGAATGGTTAGAAAAAACTATGTGGGGGTCTTGACACCCCCACTTTTTTTGTGTAAAATGATATGGTAGTTTCTATGAATTATGGCACTCCAAGATATTGGCAACATAGTAAAGAGAATTGAATTCCTGATGGAAGAGCAAAAAATGTTGCTCGATGATATTAAAGATAAATTAAATGGTAAAGAATTCAATGTTACTGAAAGTTTTTCATCACTTCCCATAGAAGATAGTGATGACGTTGAATATTACGAACCCGATGGATGGAATTAAAATGTACGAAAATTTAAATTCATTTGAAGAAGCTCTCAAGCACTTTGGAACTAGAGTGGAAGTTATAACTGCTATGGAAATGTCGAGGAGAATTACTCCTGAGGATGCATATAAACTAATTAAAGATGAATTGAAAGAAGTTAAAAAAGTTAGGAAGCAATTTAAAAGGGAGATTGAAGAATGAATGTCCGTTTAATTAGTGTTACTCCAGATGCAGAAAAAACCATGGGTTATGTTGCCCGTGTCAGTAACCCCTCCAACCAAGAGAATCCAAAGGTTGCGGGTCTTCTCAAGTATTGCGTAAATCATCAACACTGGAGCGTCTTTGAGCAAGCGTTCATGACCCTTGAGATTGAAACTACCAGGGGACTTGCGGCACAAATTCTTCGTCATAGGTCTTTTACATACCAAGAATTTTCTCAAAGGTATGCAGATTCTTCTTTACTTGGTGAAACTATCCCTGTTCCAGAACTTCGTCGTCAAGATACAAAGAATCGTCAAAATTCTATTGATGATATCGATCCCTTTGTAGTTCAAAAATATCAAATGTTGATGCAAGATCATTTTAAATATGCTATGAATTTGTATCAATCTATGCTTGATGATGGCATTGCAAAAGAATGTGCTCGTTTTGTTCTCCCACTTGCGACTCCTACTCGTCTTTATATGAGTGGATCATGTCGTTCTTGGATTCATTATATTCAACTGCGTTCTGGTCATGGAACTCAGAAAGAACACATGGATATTGCAAATGAATGTAAGAACATTTTTGTTGAACAATTTCCCACAGTGGCAGAAGCACTGGAATGGAAATAAATAATATACACATTATTTTAAACTATGGCAACATATCCTGTAATTAACAGAGAAACTGGGGAACAGAAGGAAGTCGTTCTCAGTGTTCATGATTGGGATCAATGGAAAAAAGATAATCCCGATTGGGATCGGGATTGGTCAGATCCTTCCACTTGTCCAGGTTCTGGAGAAGTCGGAGAGTGGCGAGATAAGATGGGAAAAACTCATCCTGGATGGAATGATGTGCTGAAAAAAAGTGCAAAATCTGCTGGATCAAAAAACAACATTAAATTTTAGAGGAAATCTTATGCCAAGAGGAAGGAAGAGGGGAAATCCAGAGTCTCAAGTAGGTGTGGGACTTACGCCAAAACAACTCAGAAGGAAAAAACCTATTAGCTTAGATCTTTTAAAGGACATTTACCCCTTAACCGATAATCAAGAAAGATTATTCACTTTATATGATGATGATAAATCTTTAGTTGCTTATGGTGCGGCAGGAACAGGAAAAACATTTATCACGATCTATAATGCTCTTTGTGATGTTCTTGATGATAGGACTCCTTATGAAAAAATCTATCTTGTAAGATCTTTAGTTCCAACAAGAGAAATTGGATTCCTCCCAGGAACTCATGATGATAAGGCAGACCTTTATCAAATTCCTTATAAGAATATGATGAAAGCGATGTTTGATGTTCCTGATGAAGCAGCACAAGAAATGTTATATTCAAATTTAAAAACTCAAGGAACAATTAGTTTTTGGTCAACATCTTTTATTCGTGGAACTACCTTTGAAAATGCCATCATTATTGTAGATGAATTTCAAAACTTGAATTTTCATGAACTTGATAGTATAATTACAAGGGTTGGTAAAAACTCTAAGATTATGTTCTGTGGTGACACCAAGCAAAGTGATCTCACTAAACAGTATGAAAAGAGTGGCATCCATGACTTTATGAGGATTTTGCAAGTTATGCCTTCAGTAGAAATGGTTCATTTTGAAGTTGAAGATATTGTAAGATCTGGATTTGTAAAAGAGTATTTAACTTGTAAAACGGAGCTTGACCTTTGAAATTCACACACCTTGATTTGGAGTTCCCTAGAATGGTAAGGGAACATATAGATGGCATTCGATATTATAAAATTCCAGGAAATGAAAACTTACAAAGGCTGGTGTCGATCACTTCTGTCACCAGTCATTATAATAAGGAAAAGTTTTCTGAATGGAGAGAACGAGTAGGGGAAAAGGAAGCAAATCGGATTTGTAAAGAATCCACTTCCATTGGTACTGACATGCATACATTGACTGAACAGTATCTTAAAAATATGGATTGTAATTCGGATGTATTACCTATGTCCGAAATGTTATTTCAGATTGCAGTACCTGCTTTAAATAATATAAATAATATTTACACTCTTGAAGGATCTCTTTATAGTTCCACACTTGGTATTGCAGGAACAACTGATTGCATAGCAGAATATACTGGGGAATCAGGTATACCAGAATTAGCGATAATCGACTTTAAAACAAGTAAAAAACCAAAACCACGGGAGTGGATTGAGGATTATTTTGTTCAATGCTGTGCATATGCTTGTATGTTACATGAGTTGACAGGTCTTTCCGTCAATAAATTTGTCATTATTATGGCATGTAGAGATGGAAATTTAAAAGTGTATGAAGAATATGATAAGAAAAAATACTTCAAACTTTTGATTAAGTATATTAAAAAATTTGTTTCTGACAAGGTGAATGATTATGGCAATTAAAGTTTTACCAGATATTTTTATGGACCAAGAAATAAAAAAAGAACTTAATAAAATCTTAAAGGAGAAATTTTATTGCCCATCTAGATTTGCACAGGAAATAGAAATTACTGTTCAGCAAGAGAAATGTTCTTATATTGATGCAATTATTTTTTTCTGTGATAAAAATAAAATTGATTTGGAGTCTGTTCCAAAGTTACTATCTAAACCATTAAAAGAAAAAATTAAATGTGAGGCAATTGAATTAAATTTCCTCAAAAAAACTTCAAGAGCAAGATTAGTATTTTGAACCCACTAGATTGTTATAGGACATATATTGCAATCAAAAATCACTTTACACAAAAAAAATACGACTTTCACAAATACAATGGTCATGTAAAGGCCTCATTGCAATCTTTTTATAAAAGAAAAGATAGATTTTGGTTTGAAAAAATGTCTAGAACCAAAACCGATGAGGAAATAAAGAATTTTTTTGTTGCAAATTTTGCCCTCTCTTCAGACCCTCAAACACTTTGGATTGGTGAAATTATAAAAAATGGGGAATCTAATTATTTAAAATGGCAAAAACGAATTCAATCTTTAACATATTTGTTCAAAGATGAATCTAGTTTGGTATTTTCTGAAAATGATTTCTCTTCATTTAAAATTGAAGGAACTAAACATCCAAAGATAATAAAACTTTATCTTTCTAGTAAAATTTCATTAGAAACACTAACAGTTTTTGACAAACTATTGCATTTTACTGAGACTTATGATAAAAAATTAATTGATCCAATATGGGAATTTACATCTATGAAAATAAAAAAATACTCACCATTCTTATACATAGATGTTGAGAAGTATAAAAATATTGTTAAGGAGTTTGTATCATGAGTTTTTTTGATTCAGAAATTGTGCGAGCAGAAATGACGGAGATCACAATGCTCTGGGAAGATATTAATAAAGATCTTTGGAGTATTGCTCGTATGACTAAAGAAGAGCAGAAATTTTATATTTCTCTTCTTGAAAAATTTTTAAATAAGCAAAAAATTCTATACACTAGAATTCGTTTGTCCGATGATCCAGAAGCCCAAGAATGGAAACGTGGTATCAGGGATCAAGCAAGACTAATGGGACTTCCAGAAAATATTGACATCAATGTTATATTTCAAAGTATGGAAGAAACTGTGAAGACTATGAAAGAATTTTTGGATCGGGCTTGACATCCCTTCTTGCCTCTGGTAGGATAAAGAGGTCCAAAAGCCAAATACAACGAATACAAAACACATGGCCGACTTTTCTAAACTTAAAAAACAATCTAACCTTGGTTCCCTGACTTCTAAACTCGTTCAAGAAGTTGAGAAACTGAATAGCGGTAACAGCAGTGCAGATGATCGTCTGTGGAAACCAACCATGGGCAAAGATGGTGTTGGTTCTGCTATCATTCGATTCCTTCCTGCTCCTGGGGATGAAGAACTTCCTTGGGTTAAAATGTGGCATCATGGATTCAAAGGTCCTGGTGGATGGTACATTGAGAATTCTCTTACCACTATTGGTAAAGCAGATCCTCTTGCCGAATATAATCGTGAACGTTGGCAGGAAGGTGAGGGTTCCGAAGGACAAAAATTTGTAAGGAACCAAAGTAAGCGTAAACTTTCTTACTACAGCAATGTTTACGTTATTAAGGATCCTGCTGCCCCAGAGAATGAAGGTAAAGTATTTCTCTTCAAGTATGGCAAAAAGATCTTTGATAAGATCCTGAATGCAATGCAACCAGAATTTGAAGATGAAGAACCCATCAATCCTTTTGATTTCTGGCAAGGAGCAAACTTCCGACTGAAGATTCGTAAAGTCGAAGGTTACTGGAACTACGATAAATCTGAATTTGATACTCCCAGTCCTCTCCTGGATGATGATGATGCAATGGAAGCAATTTGGAAGAAAGAGTATTCTCTTGCTGCTGTAACTGCTCCAGATCAATTCAAGTCCTACGAAGAACTTCAAAAACGTCTTAACTACGTGCTTGGCATCAACAAACCAGCACCTAAGAGTTCTACTCAAGACGAAGAAGAGTCCCTTGAGGAAACTTATTCTTCCAGCAAATCTTCTGAAGAAGAAGTTCTAAAGGAACTTGAAAATTCTTACAAAAAGAGTAAGTCTTTCTCTAAACCAGCAGAAACTAAAGATGACGATGACGAGGAAGAAGATGATTACATGAAGAAGTTCCAAGATCTTCTTGATGATTGATTAATCTTCAAACTCTACAGTAGATGCTCTCTTTAAGGATTCAGACACATATTGTTTGGATCCTTTTTTGTATTGTAAATTTTCTTCCATTTGATCCAGAATAACATTAAGATATTCTTTTTTTAAAACGAAGATCTGTCTCTTTTTTGAATTCAATTTAACTTCATACTCATAATTTGATACTTCTTTTATTACGTCATTATATGTGATCTCTTTACCTGATAGAGAATCAAAGTAAGTAAAGAATGTTGGAATTAATGTTAAGTAATTTGGATTTGGTACTTCCACAATTTCAAATTGCTCTACGTTTGAATTGAGTTCTGGGAATCCAAGACTTCTACGAATGAATATTGTTTTATTGTTGTCTATGTATTGACTTGAAACTTTTAATCCGGCAGGTATTAAAATGGTTCCGTCTTCGGACTTTATTTCCTTTGTTTCATAGTATCTTGTTTCATATATCTTTGAATAAGAACCATATTTTTCAAGTAAATAAGATTCAAATTGCTGATCATCTAAAGGCCATTCTGAATAGACATCTAAGATGTTATTTACTAATAAAACTACCCAATCTAAATTTGGATCTTCATAGAGTTTATATGCAACAGTATCTGGTCTATCGTTACCTTCAATAATGTAACGATCAAATACTGTTATTTCTTTGTAAATGTCATCTCTTATTTTTCCTCTAACAAAGAAATTTTTTACTTTTGTGAAATCAAAAGAATTTTCTTTGTTTGGTCCTCTAGTGACATATTCAAAATCTGGTATGAATCTAAAGTAACTTAAGTCTGACATATTAGTAACCTATTGAATGGTTTGCTCCCTCTCCTTCAAGATAATCAGTGTTGTAAACCACTTCTATTTCTTGGAATTGCAAGTTAATGGTATATGAAACCATAGTCGCTTCTTCATCATCAAAAGTTATATATGTCCCAAGCGGGGTGTAATCTACATTGCAAGATAGTAATGCTGCCGCTCTAGTTTTTCCAGATACTTTAGGGCTTATTAATCCTATCGATTGATGTATATTTACTCCTTTTAAATATTGAATAGTAAAAACATGCGGTGATTTTAAAAATACACCACCACCATCTTTTCTAACTGACATATGGTATTTAAAATATCTTATGATCCCCTTTACAATTGCCGCTTCTGCTGCATCTCTTGCACTCATTTTGAATGACATTTGAAAAGATCTCAATTGAGGTCCTTGAAATAATAATTCTAGGTTTGGGTTTAATATTTTTCCTGTTGATCGTGTGAAAGCATCTGGAACTCCTACTGCCTGACCAAGAGCATATTCTGCAAATTCTGCACTACTTGCCTTCATTTGCTCCGCATACTGTTGTGTTGCCTTTGCAACTGCGCTTGCATCTGCGTTTCCTGTTGCTCTTGCAAGTTCTAATCCACCTTCTTGAATAGCATTTTGAGTGTTCTCTCCCCATTTTACAGTATTAGTATCTTGTATGGGTGCTTGAACTGCAATGTATATTGAAGTATCTTTTTGAACATATGTGCTTTTTTCACCGGGTACTATTTCAACAGCGGTAAATCTTATTTTATCTTGAGCATCTGTCATAGTAACTGGATACTGAAATCTTCCCCCACCTTTCGCAACTTGTCCTGGATTTGCTGGAGGTTCTGCTTTATATGCGTCTTCTTTAAATTCACTATTATCAAATACTTTATTCTTATTTGATTTAAATGCTTCAGAAGAATTTGCTTTGTTTTTTTGATCAGTACTTCCTTCAGATTGTATTAATTTATAACTAGATCCATTTGCAATATTTTGAACATCGGAAGAGTCTGTAATTTGCTTTGCTAGATCATTATTTTTAGTATTCCACTTTGTATCTCCAAGATTTCTTTCAAAAATTACAGTTCCGCTTTCATTTGTAATTTTTTGACTTCCATCTAAAGTGGTAACTAGTTTTGTTTTTACACCACCTGAACTAACTATTGGTGATGTATAAGATCCATCACTATTTTTACTCCAACCTACTGGTGGTGCCATCTACTTATACAGACTGTGTTCGCATAAGAATATTTATAACCCTAATTGATCTTCTGTTATTATTGAAAATTTAATCATCCTATCCTCACAAAAATCTCTTGCAGCTTTCCATTTTGCTTGATTTTTTTCCCAGGTTAACACTTCAGTCAAAAATGTTTTTTCTTTTTTTCTGGATGTTCTTTGTGGTTTTAATACTTGATTTTTTGGTTTTACTTCAACAACATACCTTTGAATATTATCTTCTTTATCTTTAACTTTCATATAAAAATCTGGAAAATATCTTCTAACTTTTTTTGTAGTTGGATCATAGTATGGAATAAAGAACTCTTCACTACCCCATTCTAAAATATTTTCTTCTCGATCACACCATTTCATAAATTTCAATTCCCAAGAAGATCTATAAACTATATTTCTTACATCTTTACCTTTATACTTTTCTGGATTTCTTGGATTAAATTTACCTTGATGATATTTTCCTTCTCTTCTTTGCATACATAGTATAGGAGATTTTTACGTATTTATAAATGGCAAATAACGGAGCACCAGCACCAAGACACGAAACTGGTAATCTACATCGTGCTGTAAGAAATATACTTGGTAAGGTATCTCGCACTTCCCATTTTCAGTGTTGGTTTTATCCAAGTCAAAAATCTAGAGAATGGATTGCCGCCCAAAGGGGTCTTCGTAAAGTTGATTATAAGGGAGACAGATTAGAAGAAAATTTGATGTATATGTGCCATGAAGCAAGTCTTCCTGGAACACAGTTAGCGACTAATGAAATTAAAGATGATTTTACTGGTGTTACTGAAAGACATGCCTACAGAAAAATATATGAAGATAGGGCAGACTTTAGTTTTTATGTAGATGATTTTGGTGCTGACGGTGGAAAAAGTCATGTGATACTTCAATTTTTTGAAAATTGGATCAATAGCGTAGTTCAAGAATCTAGAGATCCAGTTAAAGATAGACCAGGGGCGGATGCAAGAAACTATTTTTACCGAGTAGCATTTCCAAAATATTATCAAACTGACATATACATTAATAAATTTGAACCCGGAAATAAAACACATTACGTTGGATCAATGGGCACTTATATTGAATATAAATTTTGTCAGGCATATCCTCTCGCAATATCTGCGATGCCAGTTTCTTATGATCAAGCTCAGGTTTTAAAATGTACAGTTTCTTTCGCATATACTAGGTACATAGCGGAGAGAAAATATTTTGGTCCCTTTGGTGCATTAAAATCAAACAATATATACAATGATCCATTATCTGCATTTAACTTTTTTGCTGGATCGGAAGGAGAAAATTTTGGAGATTCCTTTAAGAAATTTAAAGACAATATTAATCCGTCTCTTTCCAATGTACCATTTTTAAGTGGAACGACTAGATAAAAAAACCGTATACATAGTATAAATAAAACATCTGAATTGGACAAATAGTTATGCCATTACCTAAAATTTCAACACCCCATTATGAATTAATTCTTCCATCAACAAAACAGAAAATTAAGTACAGACCGTTTTTGGTGAAGGAAGAGAAACTTTTAGTTTTAGCAATGGAGACTGAAGATACAAAAGAAATTACCAATGCAGTAAAACAGGTAATTAAGAATTGTATTGAAAGTCCCAAAAATATGAAAGTAGAAAATTTACCAACCTTTGACATTGAGTATTTGTTCTTAAACATTAGAGCAAAGTCTGTTGGTGAAGTTGTTGATATTAATATCATTTGTCCCGATGATGGAATAACTGAAGTTCCAGTTTCAATCGCAATTAATGATATTAATGTTTTAGTTGATGATGCCCATGACAACAAAATTAAATTAGATGATCATTTAATGATGGAAATGAAGTATCCATCATTGGAGCAATTCATTAAAAATAATTTTGACATTAATCAAGATAGTGCCAATGTAGATCAATCATTTGAACTAATCGCTTCTTGTATCGATAAAATTTACAATGAGGAGGAAGTGTGGGATTCTTCTGATGTATCTAAAAAAGAATTGGTAGATTTTCTAGATCAAATGAATTCAATTCAATTTAAGCAAATTGAAAAATTCTTTGAAACAATGCCAAAACTTGCACATACAATGAAAATCAAGAATCCAAATACTGGTGTAGAATCTGAAGTAGTACTTGAAGGTCTTTCTTCTTTTTTCGGATAGGAATGTCCCACATGGACATGGAAAATTATTTCCGATTAAATTTTGCTTTAATGCAGTTCCATAAATATTCATTGACAGAAATTGAAAATATGATGCCTTGGGAAAGGGATATTTACGTGATGTTATTAGAACAGCACTTAGAAGATGAAGAACTAAAACGTAAAGCAGCAAGTAAAAATGGATTCTAACCCAACAAGTCAAGTAATTGAACAGAATATTATTGACTTGTTGGGTCT